GATTCTTTAACATTGTTTTTTCTCCTTATAATTTTATTTTTTAAAAACAAAAACGCCCTATTGGACGTTCTTTAAAGCATTTATTCGGTTTTCATAACTCGAATAATCCACCTTTACAGGCGGTTCATCAATGGTGAGGTCAACTTTGGTATTAAATGCTCGGCATTCAAGTGTGCTTTCGCTATCATCCGCTCGAACCTCAACAGAAGTTGCGGCATAATATGGTACTTTGTTTACAACCAAAGCAATATGGTCTAAATCAAGCTCGGAAATATGGCGGATTGGTATATCATCCGCTCGCTGTTCAATAGTATCAACGATGTTTCGCATTCCAAAGCTCCAACCGCGTATTTTGCCTTTTTTAGCAATCTTAATCAGGTCAGGATCTGTTATAAGCACATCGGCGTGAAGTCCGATATTATCCTCATAAAGCGATAATGTGTTTTTTCTTGTAGATGCATATATGTGTGACATATCGTGGTCTACCGAAACAGTAACATCACCGCCCCTTTCAATAGCTTTTTCGAATGCTCTTTCCTCGATAACTTCTATGCACTTTCCGTGCGGCGTAATTACAGGGCGTGATTTCTTACCCGTAACATTAACATACCCCGAAATGTGCAATCCGTCTGCTCTTACTTCGATTTTCATTTATTCTCACCACCTTTCAAATTGTCAATTTTGCCGCTTTGTCCGGTATTCGGCACAAACGCCTCTTTGTTTTGAGGATTGATTAAAACATCACCGAGACCAAGTGTAATGTAATTAAAGCCCAATGGCTCCATGTCCTCACTTTCTCGCACCTCATCCACCTGCATAAAGTGCTTATCAATAGCAATGCCGTATGCCTCAAAGCGGTCTTTGATATTACCACGTGTTAGTTCACGTGTATCAAACGCAAAGTATTTGGTGCGTTTCTCGCTTTCAAGGAGCAGGTCCTTATCTAAAGCAGCCTCAATAACATTAAGAAGATTTACAACGCAATCTACAAAGGCTTCTTTATCAGAGTTTGTGGCACCTCCAAGAACAACAGAAGAAGGGAAACCGAAAATTTCAAATATTTCGTTTGCGTTTGTTCTTTTGTTTTCATTGAGTTGTAAATCCATTGAGGTAGCAGATGCTTCTTCAAACTCAATTCCATTATTCAAAATTACATCTCGGTCACTATCCTCATCGTTATTATAAAGATTGCGAATAGCCTCCTTTAAATCATCCATTCCGTTTTTATCTAAACGATTTTTTGATTTAAAAAATCCCCTTTTGTTTCCGCCACGCTTAACCTGTTTTTTCTCGAATTTTAAGGTTTCAACCGCAACAGAAAGAATTTTGCTGTTTTCTTTTGTAATAGATTTGGATGTAGCACCGTCCTTTGTTTTTCTTAAAATCTTAATAAATTCAAAGGGATAATACCTAACACCGTCAACAAATACATCATAATCCTTAAATATCGCATCAGTATTTACAGATACAGCAACACGGTTGCTTTCAATATAACGTAACGAGCGGACGGATCCGTTATGTTTATCAATGTAAATGAAGGCTCCTTTTCCAAGGTAATAATCCTCAATAACAGCCCTCCAAAAATCTACAATACTTAATGTATCTCCGCAATCCACAGTAAGCAAAAACGGACGAATATCATCTTGGATTTCTTTAGGTCTGCGTTTTTCGTTATCGGTCGTATAAAGCTTTACCGGGAGCTTTGCAACCGTTAGTGCCAATTTTTCTATAGCCGCCGCAACTGCTGGTACTTGTAAAGCAAGCGAACGAGTTATTTCTTCTCTCGAAAAAAGCTCCTCAAGAGCTGCGGCAGAGCTTCCCTCTTTACTTGTATTTTTTGTTTCCGATTCTTCCGCTCTTAACTCATTATCCTTTTTTAAAAAACTGAATATCCCCATATTTTCACCACCTTCCGCTTATAAAGATTGTGCCGACCATCCGGATGTACCGTTGATAACTACTGCCATAAGTAAAAATGTTGCGTTAATTATCGAAACTACCATATCAACCTTACCGCTTGAACGCTTCTTATTAACATATTCATTGAGGTTTGTATCTCGGGTACACTTGGCATTCTGAAAGTTGATTTCAAGAAGTTTGTTATTCTCATAACAAAACATATTGCGTAAAATACATTCTTTTAAAAGCTTTGTTGGCGGATGAAGCACAGAAGAATGCTGACGTATTTCAACACACTCTATCGGGGTCTCTGCCGCTTCAAGCTTTTGAACGGTTGATATTGCATTGTATCGGTCAAAACCGAGTTGTAAGATATTAACACCATATTTACCCTCAAGCTTTAATATAAACTCTTCTACAAAACGGTAATCAATCACCCTATCTCCGCAGGCAAAACATACACCAGCTTTTATGAGCTTTCTGTAATCAACACCTTCACGTGCACTCTTTTGGTCTATGTAATCTGCCGGTACAAAGGCCCATACCTTTGCATAAAGCTTTTCCTCAAAATAAGTAACCATAGCAACCGAAGTGTTATCATCAGATTGCGAAAGGTCAAGTCCTAAACATACATCCTTACCCCGCCAAAAGCTATCATCTTCAGGTATACGGCATTCTTTTACTATTTGAACATCAATATATCCCTCAACGCCAAGCGACTTATAGCGTATATTAAGGTGCTTACAAAGGAAGTTTTCTCGCTTATTCTCGTAAAGAATAGCTATGGTACGCTTTTTAACAAGCACTTCAAAGATGTATTTATGCGAATACGCCACAGGATTTGCTTGATAAATAGCGTAATCGCAGGTCATCCATCTGTCACCTACTTGATACTCTTCATCAGGCTCATAAAGCAAAGCAAAGTACTGTTTATCATCAAGCAAATCATCCAAAGTCTTCTTGGCTATATCTATTTCATCAATTAAACCATTGTTGTCATTAGGATACTGTGTTGAAATGATAATTCCCAATTTTTCAAAAAGAGTGATCTGCGAGGAGGTCATAGCTTCGATAGGATATGAGTCCATAGCCCCGGCTTCGTCTGCTAAGAACATATTAGCAAGCTTTCCGTCAAGCCTGTCCTGACTGTACGCCAAAGGTGTAAAAACACTATCGGTAATAAGACAGCGTATTTCACTACGCATAGGTTTGAATATTGTCTTATCAAAATATGGTGTTGATTTGATGATCTTATCTATTGCAAGTTGGAGCTCTGTTGAAAGCTTCAAATCAGGAGCAACAGAAAAGAAACGACTAAATCTCTGTTCTGTTAGCATTGCTATTATAAAAATAACTGCAGAGGTGAATGTTTTGAAATTTTTTCTTGCAATTTCAAGCAATGCCTTTTGATAATAACGATAGTTTGTAATTTTTTGCTTTGTACAAAAAACCGCAGCTATAAAAAACCAAGCGTAATCCTCTAAACCTTCATACATTGAAATATGAAGGTCTGGATGAATTATAAGTTTGAGTATTTTGCATATTAATTCAAAATATGTTTCATCAAAAAAAGCTTCTTTATCTTTGCCATCACAAATTACTATCCACTTCTTAGCCTGGCGTTTAATATACTTTCCTACATATTTGTTGTTGGCACGGCAACACCATTTTGCATACTTATAAGCTTTTGATTCTTTAACCATTGCCAATCAACAGCTTTTTTAAAGGATTCTCAGGTTCTGAATCAGGTTTCTTGGGAATGGATCTCAGACCGGATGCAACGGTCATTAAATTTTCTTTTTCAATATCGAACATCATTTTACGCTTTTTCATAATCATTTCGTCAAGCGATGTAAGCGTTTTACTGAAATTTGATTTCAGTTTGTAATACTGAGCAAGCGAAATGCCTTCGCTCTTACGGTCTGCAGGAAGATAATCTTCGACAATTTTTTCTTTGTCCTCGCTTAATTCAATAATTGCAGAGTTGTAGGATTCTATTAAAAGCTCGTATACTCTACACTCAGAGCATAATATGCAGTAACGATTTACGACCGCGGAATACATATCATCATCTTTATCGTTTGCAGCAAGCAATTTACTTACTCTTAGATATTCCTTGTGAGCGACCACGTCTTTTTTAGTTTCATCAAATTCTTTTAATTTTTTACCTGTTTTTAGGTTTTTTTCGGCTTTTTCTCGAAGCTCTTTTTCAGCTTTTGTGCGATGCCCGGTAAGTGTATTAACAGATTTTGAGGGCCTACCCACTGATTTTTCAACTCCTTTTAAAAAAACTATGTTTTTTTAATTAATATATAATAAGCGTTTTTTATTATATTTTTTGTTTTATAACTATTTTTGAAACTTCATATTGGGAATATTTTATATACAGACCCCCTCCGTAGGTGCCAAAAAATATATTTAGAACCAAATATAAACTACGGGGGGGATAAATGAATCCCCTTTTTTAAAAATTCAAACAACATTCTTTCAGAAATGGCACCTTTTTCAGCTGCTTCATGATGATATTCACACAGAGTTATCAAATTATCGCTGTTTAGTCTAAGCTGCCACGCTTTAGATAGAGGCTTAATATGATGAACAGAAAGCTTTTGACTGTTAATCCTTCGTATAGTTCCGTGTGCGTTAAACCAACAAGCTACGCAAATATAACGATCTCGATTTTTGATTTCTTCTCTTTTGGTCCTCCACTCCTTTGAATTACGAAAGGTCTGAATATCTTTGTTCCTGATATAAGAACTCTTTGGTTTTGAAGAGCATTCATAATCAAAAGAATGGATACCACCGCAATATTTACAGGCTTTTAATATTACCTCCACCTTCTTGCCATATAAACAAAGAAAGCACCCAACAGGTGAGCGCTTTCTTATTTTCAATTCTTCCACGATAGTATTATATCACTTGATTTTTTCCCCGTGGTGACAACCTTAAATGATATTTAATTTTTTTGCAACTTCATAAATAAATCTTTGACGATACCGAAGCCATGTTCTATAGCTGGCAACATCAGGGAAATGCGTACCGTAACGGATATTATCAAATATACCTTTTCGGTACTCTTCGGGAATAATCAATAAAGCCTTATCAATCAGTTCAACATCCCCTGCGTGCTGCGCTATGCGTAAAGCTGCGTCCTCTGCCGGTCTGCCTATCTTCCCACTTCTTATTCCGTCATTATTGGGCGTATCAAAAAGTATACTTTGCATTTTCTCTTTCTGTCGGTCATAATCACGAATCACAGCAAGCACTCGGCGATAAAGAGATTTCGGAAGTATGTAAGGATTATTTGTTTTCGGCTGATAGTCTCTCATTTACAAAATGCCTTCCTTTCGATACTTTTTATATAATTCACAAAACCACCGTATTCAAAGCGGAAACCGTACTTTTGATTATATTCGGCTCTAAGTCGCTCAATTAAAAAAATATCCTTTTCCCGCCCTGCCACCACTAACCTCATACACTCCGGGCAAAGCCGCTTTTTTGATTTTGAAATAAACTCCGTAGTGCATCCTCGGCAGGCTTGTTTTATTGGCATTATTCCACCTCTTTCTTCTCTTTAAGAGTAAGGCTACGCTCAACAGATATTTTTCCGCTTGCAGTGCATTTGATATTAATCGTACCGGCATACGGTATTGCAATACTTATCTTATGTAGTTTATCCGCTGCCATAAGATCTACCGCCGATTTAAGAAGTTCAACCACTTCCTCCTCAACAGCACGCAGGCTCCGTGAGGGTACTGCCTTAGCAAGCGAATCAATCTCAACCTTAGCTTTCTGTGCTCTATCATATCTCTTTTGGTACTCTGAAGCTTGATAACACTCACACTCCATTAACGCTAAATGTTCTATTTGAACATCCGTCAAGCCCTCGGTGTCTACAGTGGCAAGAACCTGACCGCAAAATTTACATACTGCTGTTTTCATTTATCTTCTTCCCTCCATACGTTCTATTTCAAATTCGATATACTGAATGGCTTTACGCAGGTCTTGGATAGTTTTGGCGGTATCATCCATAGCCGAGCTTTTCTTATGCCCTGCTCGTGTTATGTATTTGACTGCATTTCCTAAAGGAAAATTTAATCCTTTGTCAAGAATATAGTCGATACACTCAATCCTACCCTGTGTGTAATGCGAAGGATGCTTTACTGCATTATCTACCGTCGCTATAGCATTAGTGGGAACAAAAACACAGTTTTCTTTGGCTCCCTTTATGATATCGTCCAATTTGCTTTTAACTTTTTTCATTTTAATCCTCCTCAATCAGAATACAAATACACGGTGCCGCTTGCAGAAAGTGCAACCTCTGCTATAGGTTTTGAGAGGAAATACAATGTTTTATTATCATCTGTTATGTCAGTATCGTTTTTAATTAAATCTTCAACCGTCATACTTTTGGTAAATTCAACCTCTGCCCCTGCAGGAAGCTTTGCAAGCTCCGCCATAAGCTCAAATACTTTCATTATCCTCACCCACCAATTCTTTTGAGAGTTTGTTAAAGTTTCTGGCAGAGATTGTGTAATTTGTTGTTATCAGTTTACCGCTGCAAACAATTTCTGTTTTTTTAGACTTTTCTTTCACCTTTTCAATACACTCTTTGTATGCTTTGGTTTTTAGGTTGTCGCAAAACTCTAACCATTCTTCAAGAGAATTTGCGAATACAAGCATATCTTCAACTCGTATGTGCGATTTAAATTCTGCAATTTTATCTTTAAAAGGTTTTAACCTCTCATTCTCTGCTTTTTGAGTATCAACCGAACCTCTTAAAATGACATTCCTTTTCTGCAGGTTTTCATTCTCCACTTGCAGGTGAGTTATAAGGTTAAATAAATCAGAAAACAAGTTTTCTACACAAGACGAACCGTACTTTAAATAAGCACAATTCGTACACATTTGTGTATCTAAACCTAAATGACATTTTAAAGCATTGACTGTCTCCTTATCGGTTATTTTTTTATCCATTGGTGTCACTCCTTTTCACATCCACTTCTTCGCTGTAATCGTAGTACGGTTTGATAGGTTTAGAATAATCATCTTTAAAGCCCGTTCGTGCTTTTTCTTTTTCAAGTTTCTTTTTAATTCTGCGGTCACGAATATAGTCATAAATTAAATAGCCAATAAAGGCTATTATTATGATTTTCATTTCCCCTCACACTCCTTTACAATCGGTTGATAATCTTCGCAATGGTTAACGCAATACGATTTACACACCGCTTCGCCTGTTCGGTCACAAATGCACTTGTCTTTACCATTTTTACCTTTATATCCCAAACCCTGATATTTGCATTTCCTATGTTGTGCCATTTTGCAACTCCTTCAACTTTGCTTCTGCTTCCTCTTTGGTGAGGAACGTTGTTACACCTATGTTGTAATCTTTGAGCCACCATGTATTATACCAACCTGTACCATCTTCAATGGTAAATTCAAGGTGCATTTCACCAATTCGTTCCTCAACTATCGTTTTGCCGTCTTTAGCAATTCGATACACCTTATCCCCCACCTTACAAGGCGGTACTATAACACTGTTTGC